CTTGCGCTCGCGATCTTCCGGCGAGATGAAGCGGGAGTGCGGGCAGCAGGTGAGGCACTCCGCATCGTCGTAGCTATTTCCGCAGTCGTCGCAATCTCTCAGCATGCGTCAGCCTTTCTCTCCTCTCAGCTTTTTGCAGTTCTTGCAGGGGCACAGGTCCGGGATGTGGAACCCTTGCGCCAAGGCGTCCTGGACCGAAGCGAACGGCCCGTATTTCTTTCCCGCGAACTCAACTTCGATTTGGGGCATGCGTCCAGTATAGCCCTCGGTTCCCCCATGTCCACCTCCACTATCAACTTCGGCCAATTCACCGGCGCGCAGTACGCGAACAATCCGGCGAACGCGCCCATCGTGGGCGATCTCATCTACCATGCGCTGCGCATCGCCGGCGTCATGCAGATGGCTGGGCGTGGCTACTCGATCTACGACTACCAGGATTCACTTTGGGAATTGAACCAGTTGGTTTCAAGCTGGAAAGCGCAGCAGAACATGGTGCCGGCCATCCTGCGCACCCTGTTTGCGATCAACATCGGGCAGGGCGGCCCGGACTTTCCGTATCTCGTTGGGCTGAGCGGGCTGACCGACATCCCCATCGAAAGGCCACAGCGCATCGAGTGGGCGTCGTACCTCTTCACCAACGTCAACCCGGTGATCGAGGAACCTTTCGATCAACTCACCGCGCAGCAGTGGGCGGCCCTGAGTCCCAAGGACCTGACCTCGGGCAATCCCACGAAACTCTATTACGAGCCCGCGGTACCCAATGGAAAGATCTACCTGTGGCCGATTCCGGCAAACGCCTACGTCACCCAAGGCGCGCTGTACACCTGGCAGACCGTGCAGCAGTTTCAATCGCCGCTCGATCCCATCATCACGCCGCCGGAATACGTGGACGCCTTGCAGTACAACCTGGCGCTGAGGATTGCCGCGCGATACGGGCCGAAGGCCAACTTGTCGCCGCTGGCGGTCGCCATGGCCGGGCGGGCGCTGGCGCTCATCAAGAGCATCAATGCGGTGAGCTACATCCAGCAGTGCGAGCGGGGGAATATGGCTGTGGGACAAACGAGAGGTTCAAACTTCAACATACTTTCCAACCAATACGTCTAAGCGGCTCAAGGGTATACGTGTTTCCAACTACGCCGGTTCGCTATGTGCCAGATGGTGTTTTTGGTGACGTGAAAACTCTCGGCGATGGCCATGTAACGACAGCCGTCGCGCACGAGACTGCGGATCTTCCGCACGTCGTCTTCCGTGAGCTTGGCAATATGGCAGGCGCTGCCCTTGGTGTTGCGGCCCTTCTCCCTACAATCGCGAAGATTATCTTCCTGCGTAGCCGCGAAAAGATGGCAGGGGCGAAAGCATCTTGGATTGTCGCAGTGATGGCAGACGGCATAACCCGGAGGTATCGGGCCTTTCGCGATGTGGTATGCCGCACGATAGGTAAGCACGGGGCTCCCGAGGTGCCAATTGCCATCTGCCACCCAGACGGTTTGACGTTCCTTCTCTCCGCATGGCCACTCCACGCAGGGGTAATCCTGCCAGGACGCATCGGGCGGTTCGCTTAAACCGAGAACCGTTTCAACGAGGTAGTACCAATTGGCGCTCGGCTCGGTATAGAAGTGAATTGGCCTGATGCACCAACTCGCATGGCAGTGATGGCGAACGGTGTGCCCGTGGGGTATCTCTCCATAAGCCAACTCGTAGGCCACTAAATGCGCTTCCTTGCGGCGGCCCCCAGGCACCTGGATCACCGCGTAATAGCCTCCATGTTTCGGATACGGCAAGTCGATACACGGGTAAGCCTGCCAGCCCCTCGCAGGGTTGTCGTTCAGGCTCGCAATCAGGCTCACGAGATCATCAAATCGGGTACTTGTCGGGGCGCTCATTCTTATTCAAGTATGCGCTCAAACCCCTGTATTTACTAGGTCCATACGTACTACAAGCACCACCAGTTTTCAAGGAGAACAAACACATTTATGGCAAGACCAGAAAACAGCTTCGGCAACGGCCGCCCCACGGATAAACCCGTTGCGCCGCCCTACCAGCATCAGGAATATCCCCGCGTCATGCACCACGCATCCGGCGCCATCAAATTCGTCAAGAGCCTCGAAGAGGAAGAAGTCGCGCTCGCCGACGGATACGGCCGCCAGCCGCACGTTACGGAAGAGCCCGCCACAACCGCGCCCAAAGCCGGCGAATGCCCCAACTGCATCAAACTGACGATGGAAATCGCCGACCTCAAAGTGGTCTTCGACAAATCCTGGAAAGAGCGGGCGGAGCAAACCGCGGCGCAGGTCGAGGCGCTCAACGCGCGCATCGAAACGCAGCGGGGGGAGATCGAATCGCTGCTGGCGGAGCTGGCCGAGAAGCAAGCCGGCAAGAAAGCGAAAGCGGCGTAAGAAGCTTTCAGCTTTCAGCCGTCAGCATTCAGCCAAACACAAAGATCATAGCTTGGCGCCGCGCCGGTCAGGCCTGCCCGGCGCTGGTTTCGAGCAGTGGAAAGTCAGCCTGCGGATGAATTCGTTCCGGTCTGTAGCGCCCGCCCGCCCATTCATGCCACGGGATTCTCTTGTCGTAAGCGCCAATGACCCACCGCTGGAAACCGACGAGTTCTGGCGTGCGAACGAATGGCATTGGGTACGGGCGGCAGCCGAAGTCGCGTAGCCGCTGCTGGCGGTAAAGGCGATCCTGCGAAGTCTCCCCGGGCCAGTACCCAACTAGGATGTAGACCATGATCTGGTCCGGTTTGACGCCATATTTCACGAGCCGATTCAATCCGGCAAACAGCCGCGCCTCATCTTTGCGGTTGTCCCAGGCCGTGTAGATCCGGCGAACCTGCATGGAATCGTCACGGTATTCGACTGAGGCAACAGCCTCGGCGCTTTCGTCGTCCAGGAATCGTGCATTGATGCCCTGGGTGAAGCTGACCTTGAAGCCGCCCTCTCGAATCTCCCGGATGTTTTGACGCCAGGACGGCGAACCGAAGAAGTCATTGTCGAGCAGCAGCAGTTCCCTCGGCCACGGATTGCCGCGCCAGAGGTTATATATTGACTGCTCCACGGCTACCGGCCCCTCCATCTCGGGGACATTGCAGAATCCGCATCGCAGGCGGCAGCCGCGCTGGGTGAAGCCGATCGACTGGCGAAACTCTGGGTAGATGCCGTACTCCTGCCGCTTGGTGAGGATGCCGAAGTCGGACACCTTGCGCTTGAGGTTCCCGGTTCCGCTTCCGCCTACGATTGCATTCGGGTATTCGCGGAGCAGCCGGTCTATAGCCGGCTTGGTTTTGAGGAAGATGGCGCTGCCGTAGACCAGGTCCCATTCTGAATCCCAGAGCCCGCGCTCCCCGCCGCGCTTCAGAATGACCTGATCGCCCGCATCTATGTGGTGGGCCGCAATCCGCATCAGTGCGACGTTTGGCAGCTTCCCGTCGAGTTGCACCACCAGCACCCGCATGCTCCAAAGTGTACCACTGCTGAATCGCAGCCAACAGCCCTAAAGGTACTACCAGCCGTCCGGCGCGGCTGCGACGGCGGCGGCACCAACATATAAGGCTTTACCCCCATGGCATTCACAGTTCAAAACCTTTGCGACGAGGCATTGCGTCTCATCCACGTCCTGCGGGCCAACGCCTCCTTTGCCACCCAGGTGCAGGGCGGCAACACCGTTCCAGCCTGCCAGGAGTATCAAATTGCGCTCGACGCCCTAAACCAGGTGATCGACGGCTTCTCGGTGGACGGGGCAACGGTCTACCAGGTGGTGCACGAAACCTTTGCCTTGACCGGAGCTGCCAGCTACACCTGGGGCCTTGGCGGCGTCATCAATACGGCGCGTCCGGAGAAGATCCGCGCGGCCGCGGTAATCCAATCCACTACGGCATCCATGCGCGTGGCGATCGTCACGCCGGAAAAGTTCGAGACGATTATCGACATCAGCAGGGCAGGCAAGTTCGCCGACATGCTGGTGTGCGATTACGCCAATCCCCTGGCCACCATCTCGCTCTGGCCCATCGTGGCCACCGGCACCCTGGACCTGTGGAGCATTAAGCCGCTGACCGCGGTGGTTTACTTGAGCGACGCCATCTCATTTCCGCCTGGATATCTGGAAACCCTGAAACTCAATTTGGCGGTGATGCTGGCCTCGGAATTCCCGACGGGCCGTCTCGATCAGTGGGTATTCCAGAAGGCCGGGGACTGCAAAGCGCGTCTCGCGGCGCTCAACATGGTGACCATCGGCGAGCCGATGCCGCCCCTGCCGCCGCTTCCCATTCAGCAGCCGGTTGCCGGGAGCGACATTGCGCAAGGCAGCCCGCAGCGGCCGTAACCCTCCCAAGAGTCAACTCCCATGCCATCAGTCCAAAACATCTGCGATGAAGCTCTACGCCTGATTCACGTCCTGGCGCCCAACTCGGCCTTCGCCACCACTCAACAGGGCGGCAACACCGTACCCGCCTCCCAGGACTATCAGATCTGTCTCGATGCGCTCAACGCCATCATCGACGGCTTCTCGGTGGACGGCGCCACCATCTACCAGACAGTGAACGAAACCTTCTCGCTTACAGGAGCGGCCAGCTACACCTGGGGCACGGGCGGCAACATTACCACCCCGCGGCCGGAAAAGATTCGCGCCGCCTCGGTTTCCACTACGGACGGTTCTATGCCGGTGGAAGTGGTCACCCCGGAGCGCTTTGAAACCATCATCGATCGCACGGTGACCGGCAGCTACGCCGATTACCTGGTGTGCGATTACGGCTACCCGCAGGCAACCATCATGCTGTGGCCGGCGGCCGCCAACGGGGGAACGCTGAATTTGTGGAGCTACAAACCCTTGGCCGGCGTGGTGTATCTGAGCGATGTAATCGCCTTTCCGCCTGGATACTTGGAAACCCTGAAATTCAACCTGGCCGTGGTCTTGGCTTCGGAGTTTCCGGGTGCCATTCTGGATCAGTGGGTGGGGCAGAAAGCCGAGGCGACCAAAGCGCGTCTGGCGCAACTCAACGCCGTTACGATTGGTGCGCCAGCGGCGCCGCTGCGTCCGGTGCCTCTACAGCAGCCTTTGCAGGAGATCGATCTGGAACAGGGAAAGCCGGCGACGCCGTAGATCCGGTGGCTGGTGATTGGTGGCTGGTGGCTGGCTCGGAGTAGGGAATGCCGAGACGTTTGGCTATCTGCCACGCTTGACCCTCACCCACCACCAGCAGTTGCGGCGGCCTGAGAGACATGGCCTCAGTGTTCAGTTCCATCAGCTTGTCGATCATCTGCTGCAATCCCGTCTCGAAGCGGCTGAAGTGGGCCAAGAGCAACTCGCCTAGCTGGTGCTGCTCCGCTAGTTCATCGTAGCTGGCTCGGCGAGTTGGGCCGTACCTCCATTCCATTACCTCATAGAACAGGGCCTTGGCCGCAAGCTCGTAAGGCTTGGGAAACGTGTTAGACATCATCCCGTCAGGCATGTTCGCCCTCCGCCAGCAGCCCCGCTGGCCCCGGCAACTCCCTTACCGGCTGCATCTTTTCCGGCGCGGCTCCGTTCAATTCGTACTGGATGCCATCCACCAGCAGGCGGATACGGAGCCTGGAAAGCTCGGCGTCACGGTGGAAGCCAAGCGTAATCTTGTGCCCGTCGGGGGGCTGAAACACCCATGAAGGGACGCCGTTCCACCACGCACTTGAACGGACAAAGAACCGGCCTTCCGGGATTGCGGTCCATGTCGAAGGGTCTTCGCAATCCATCGGGATCTGCATCAACCGGATCAAGTAGTGCGGCGCAACTTCATCCACCATCAGCACCCGTATCTCGCCGCACACTGCGGAGATCTCGATCACGTTGGGCGGCAGTGGACGCTCTCGGGGTTCGGTCTGAGAACAGAATAGCTGCCGCTCGATCCGCTCCGTGACGTGGCGCATGTTCGCCGCCAGCAACTTCGCTACTATTCGCTCCGCGTCATCCAATTCGCTCATAAGACATTTTCAGGCCCCGGCGACGCCCCGCTGCGTTCTCGGCCACGAACAACGCAGCTCCGTAAATTGGAACGCCGCCGGGACTGGCTCTGGCTATCTTCCGCGCCCTCCTTTCTTCGCCTAGCTGATAGATCGGGTCGGCGATTCGCCTTCACTTCAGTTTAGCAACCGTATAAACCACCGTCGCGACGACGGAGAAATCCCAATGGCTCAAACCTATACTGCCCAAGCCCTAATCACCGACGCCGCGCGCGCCATCCAGGCGATAGCCTCCGGCGAAACACTCAACGGCGCCGAACTCAGCGACGGATTGATCTCGCTCAACAAACTGGTCGACCAGTGGGCGGCTCTCGGGCTGCTCATCATGCAGATCTCCGAAGGTCAGATCAACCTGGCGGGCGCCAACCAGCCGTTCAGCCTGGGATACCGGCCCTCGAAGATCACCGCGGCCTATTGCGATTCCGGCAGCTTGCAGTCGCCCGTCGAGATCCTGTCTCCGGCGCAGTGGTCCGAGATCGTGGACAATTCCCGATCGGGGAAGTTCGCCACCAAGCTGTTCTGCGACTACGCGGTACCCAACTCCAATATCTTCTGGTGGCCCACCGCGACGGGGACTTTGCACCTGTTCTACTTCGCCCCGCTGGCCCAATGGCCGGATTTGAATTTGACTGCAATCACCCTGGCACCCGGATATGCCCGCGGCTTGACCTTAAATCTGGCCGTAGACCTGGCGGAGCAGTACGGCAAGGTGGTGACCCAGAGCTTGATGGCCGCGGCGCAACAGTCGAAGTCCGATATCGGGCTGGCTAACTCCAGAATCTTCGGCAGCGATCCGCCGCCCGATCAGCCGATGCCGCAGAGTCCGGGGAAGCAAGTGGTGCAAGCCGGATAGCCTTCAGCCGTCAGCCATCAGCCAAACGCCATGCGCCTACCTTTCTTCGGAGCCGGGTCGTACCTGCTCGATTCGCCGAACGCCTCAGCGGATGTGTGCATCGGCTTGATCCCCGAAGTTATAGAAAGCAAGGTGGGGCGTGCTGTTGGGCGAATGAAGGGCACGCCTGGCCTCACCCTTCTCGGCACTCTGCCACAATCGAACGTGCTGGCGCTGTGGTCCGGACAGGACCGCCTGTTCGCCGTGGCTGGAACCACGCCCTCCCATCTCTACGAAGTCTTCGCGGACGGCAGTTGCTCGGACCATGGCCCGGTCGGCAACGCCCTTTACACGCCGTTTGCCACCCTCGCCAATCCCGAATATCAGCCGGCTTTGATCTTCCCCAACGCCAGCGGCTCCCAGTTGATGGTTATCAACGGCGGCTTCGTCTGGGTGGACAGCGGCACGGGCGCGGTGCCGATAAATTTCTCGATTCCCATGGTCGGCCTGCAGATCGACGACACAGGCAACGGACTCATCAACGGTACCGGCTTCGGTCCCACCGACGTGGGCGCCACGATGGAAATCCAATCGGGTATCGGATTCACGATTCAGAGCCAGGTCATCACCAGCACCGGGTCCAGCACGCTGAACGGCGCCGCAGTAACCGGCGTAGCCTTCGCGGCGGCCGCATGGGGAACGGCGGATTCGATTGGAGGCACGGGCATCGAAGTCCTCGGCGCGCAGGCCTACACCGATCTCTACACTCTTGCGCCAGGGTGGTTTGTCGGGAGCAAAAGTTATCAGTTCACGCAGGCGGATATCGGTCGCACGCTGGTCATCACCGGAGGCTCCGGATGGGTCCACGGCACCTACCTCATCAGCGGCTGGGGTCTCGGGGGCCCGCAGTCCGGCACGGTGCTGCTGACGCAGAACGGCTTACCCGCTGCCGCGGCACCGCCGAATACGAGCGGCGGCTCAGGCACCGAGGAGACCGGCGGCCAGGTCCCGGCGGGCACCGGGGCTTACCTGGACACCTATGGGATCATCGCGGCGCCGCAGTCGAACCAATGGTACATCTCCGGCATCGACGATTTCACGAGTTTTAATCCGATCGACGAAGCCGACAAAGAAGCCTACCCGGATCACATTTTGGCTTTCCTTGCCGACCATGAGCTGCTGTGGATCTTCGGCGGCCTGGAATCCACCGAGATCTGGCAGGACACGGGCGCGGCGAACTTTCCGTTCCAGCGCCTGCAGGCCGGCGGCGTCATCCACTACGGCCTGGCCGCGCAGTTCTCGCCGGTCCGGCTGTCGATCAACGGCATTGCCTGGATGGCTTTTGCCAGCAGCCGCGGCGATGTCCAGGCGGTTTATTGCCAGGGATTGATGCCGCAACGCATCTCAACCCACGCGATCGAGGAGGCCTGGAGAACGTATCCCACTGTTGAAGACGCGATCGGCTACACCGAAATCGACGAAGGGCACGAATTCTGGGTCTTGCATTTCCCGCAGGGCGACGCGACTTGGGTATTCGACTTCACGGCATGGCAACAAACCGGCATCCCCCAGTGGCACCAGCGCGGCTATTGGGACGGAACTACCCTGCACCGCCAGTTGCAACGCTGCCACGCCTTCGGAGATCTGTACGGGCACGGCTCTGCGCCCGCAATCTCTGGCGCGCACTTCGTGGGCGACCACACCTCCGGAAACATCTATATCCAATCGCTGAGCACGCCCTCGGATAACGGTCACGCGATCTTCCGGCAGCGGGCGTGCCCCCACGTGGCGGGCGATAACCAACGCTTCTTCTATGGCTTGTTTCAGCTCGAGATGGACGTCGGCGAGCAGGACGTCACGGTCACCTTCGATTATTCGAAGGATCACGGGCACACGTTCATGAACGCGCAATCGCTGATCGCGCCGGCGGCCCCGAATGTGAACGCGCCGAACGTATCGGGCTATTCCACGCGCCTGCGCTGGAGGCGCCTGGGCTGGGCCTGGGACCTGGTACCGCGAATCACCATCATCAGCGCGACGGCGCCGATCTCAATCACGAATGCCTTCATGGATGGCGAACCGGGCGGGGAATAAATGGCTAAACCCCGCTCGCAGCCCGCCTACAGGCTGGCACCCCTCCGCACGGTCATGTTCGACGGGCAGGGCAATATGACCCAACCCTGGAACCTGTATTTCCAGAACCAAGCGCAGGCGGGCGGCCCAACGGTAGTCGTCGGCTTCATCATGAACAGCGGCGCGACAGGAACCAACGTCGGGCCGATGCTGCCGGCACCGCGCGATGCAACGGCGGACGTGGTAACGGTAGTGATTCAAGCCTCCGACCCGTCAGTGGCGCTGACCTTCCGCATCAACCAGGCCCCGCTGCTCGGCTCCGGGCTGGCGAATGACCCGTCCGACATCTTCCTCAAGGACCCCACCATCGCGGCAGCTACGCCGGCGGATACGGTGTTTCAATTCACGAATCTGACCACCTCGCCGCTGCCGGTCGCGTACAACGACGTGTTCTCGATCGACATCACCAGCGGATCGTCGTTATGGAAGTTTACGGCGGTGCTTGAAACGCAGGGGTAAGAAGCTTTCAGCTTTCAGCTCTCAGCTTTCAGCCAAACCACTTTTGAGGATGGTCGATCATTACCGAGACCTCTTCATCGAGGATGGGTATCCCCTTCTCTTTGATCTCCGTCTCGGCCTCGGCAGGCGACAGTCCGAACTTCCGCGCCAGGCCGGTCTTGATTCTGGCGAGAATATCTGGCTCAACCTCATCGAGGTCTACCAGGAAAACGCGGACCTCCGATTTGCCCGGCAGATTCGCCAGTACAGGGATCGGAGACTTCACCGGGAATGTCCGGGTACCGCAAATGCGTTCCCATTCGTCTCCTCGGCTGCCGCCTATCGTCACAGTGAAGTCTTTCATCAGTGTTGGGTTTACCGCAATCTAGCACGCCGCCACAGGGCCGCACAAGTACCAAAGGCTTTACTCCCATGGGCTGTTGCAACGACAAACCAAACCGCGCGCGCATCTGCCAGTTCTGCGGAAAGCCGGCCGATACCGTTTACCCGAGTTTGATCGGCACGCCGCGGCCGGCATGTACGCCATGCGCCGACAAGAAAATGCGAGAGACGAAACAAGGAGCAAATTAAATGGCAGCCGCCGTAGTCGCAATCCCCGCAGTCCTCACCGCCGTGCAATTCGCGGTTGGTACCCTCGGCCCGCTCGTGTCCAGCCTGATTGGCCGCGCCGAAACAATTTTCAGCAAGCCGCTATCGGGCCAGTCGAAATTGTCATGGGTACTCGGCGGGATCAAAGCGCTCCTCGACCCCCTCTCCGCATCGGGAGTCGCCCCTACGGCACCGCCCACCGACGCCGAGATCACTGCGATTATCGAAGCCGTGCTCGCCCAGATGAAGCAAGCGGGCACGTTGCAGGCGCCCGCCAGCACCGCCAGCGCAACGTCTCCGTCGTCTTCGTCCGGGGCGGTGCAGAGCTTTAACGTCCCGATCAGAATGACCTTCGGCGTGTAAGAAGCTTTCAGCTTTCAGCCATCAGCAATCAGCCAACCCCTAGCCCCTAGTCCGCCAGCCCCGATTTTCAAAGGTTTCCAACCATGACGATGACGCGCCGCGCCGCGCTCGCACTGGCGATTGCCGCCGCGCCAGCGCCGGCCGTCGAGTCGGGCGATCTATTCGCCGATCGCATGAACCGCTTCGGCCGCTGCCTGGTGGATTTTGACGGCAAGCTGCGGCAACACGTATTTGACGTAAAGCAGGCGAAGCTGCTCTCGAAGCTTTGGCGCGATGTCGAAACGTCCGGAGAATGGCCTGAAATGGAAAACAAGTGAACGACCTCACCCAATACCGCGCCGCGGCGCCGAACATGCTGCCAGGCGACGTGATCGCTTTCGCCGGCCGCGCGCCGCTGAGCTTTATCATCGACGGCTACACGGGATCGAAGCTATCGCATGTGGCGATGGTCAGGAAGCAGTTGGCGTGGCCGCAAGCGGCGAAACAGCCGTCGCCCGCGATCTGGGTCACGGAGTCGACCATCTTCACCGATCCGGTCACCAAGAAGAAGATCTCGGGGCCGCAAACGCACCCGCTGGAGCAAGTCCTTACCGTGGACTACGCCGCGGCCGGTTCGTGCGCCTGGCACTTGGCGCTCGCCGACGAAGTGCGCGCCCAGATCGACTGGAACAAGTTCTACGCCTTCATTGCGAAGTGCGAAAACGGCAGCGTCAAGTACGACATCCCCGGCTACTTCGCGTACCTCTGGCGATCCATCCCATTCATCGGCGCGCATGTGTGCCAGAGCGAGACGTACCGCCGCATGTTTTGCAGCGCCTACGACACGGCGATCTTTGAGAACTCCGGGGTCGCACTGCACCGCGACTTCTCGGCGACGTCGCCGGCAGACCTGGTGCGCATGAAGCTGTACAAGGCGTGCACGCAGATCATGGGTCCGACTGCGGTTATCGACCCGGAGTTTAACACGTTATGAAGTACTCGCAGACCACCGGGCAACTGACCAGCGACGACGGCGGCGTGCTCGGCACTGGCTATTCCGGAAATGGCGCGGGGTTAAATAATCCAGCCATGCAAGACGTGGTGGACCGCGGGCCGCTGCCGCAAGGCATCTACACTGTGGGCCATCCGCTGAATCCGCCCGATCACCTCGGCCCG